GAGCAGTTGATAGTGTTGTGAATTGATCGAATATGCCAAGCTCAGGCAAAGCAATTGTCTCAAGATATTTTTTCTGTGTAGCAGTTAAACTTCCTAATACGCCTGCATTATCAGATGGATAACTAGCGTTCTCGACATACAGAAAGTAAGCATCTAATACACCGATAGCGGCAGCGTTTATAGATCCAGCTGCTGCAAGATCGCCGACTATTCTAGTGCCGGTTAGTCTATGACTGCCTGTAGCATTATTAATAGTAGTTGTCGTGAAGTTCTGTCTACCCGTTGAACCGCCACTAGTAGCATTGNNTAAACTGTTATATAATGATACAGTGTTATCGCTATTGACTTTGACAAAATATGATGTGCCGNNCACAAGAGGAGATAAAGCAGTTCCAGTTCCAGTAGCNGTGTAAGTCACTGTACCTAGATTAACAAATCCGTGTAGTGGGATTGTTATTTGATCAGTACTTGCAGCCACTATAGTTGTAGACGAATCAAAGTCATTTTGGATAGAGACTGTTTTAGTGTAAGCATTCTCTACTTCAGGCAAAAGAGGCTTATCTACGCTAACAATTCTAGCCAATTCTGTCTTTAATATATTCGAGCCAATGCCAACACCAGATGTATAAGATTTATTCAACTGCGTAATACGGTTATTCGTATCAGCCGCACTAAGCGATGTTGCTTGAGTCTTGATATATAAGAGTGGATGAGCATATGCAATGACAACAGCAGATCCAGTCATGCCGCTAGCGACTGCGACACTACTATCATTATTCAGTATGTTCTGCTTATATGTCGTGACAATATCGCCAATTTTAATATTCTGAGTAACCGTACCACCTACTATCAATACTTGATTACTTATGCCGATACTATTCGATGCGCTGCTTGTAAGTGGATCAGCATATCCGAATCCACCGTCTACTACACTAAATGATATTGTACCGGTTTCAGCCGTTGATATTTCAGTCACTAATCCGCTAGCGCCTATACCACCAGCAGATGAACTAATCTTTATCTTATCGCCCACTTTCTGATTAGGCAAACGACCCAGATTATTAATAGCGACATTACTCACACTACCCCTGACCAGCTTACCAATAATTGTAGAAACAGTGTCACGAGTTCTTGTTAAAGAATCATCTGAAGTAAAGCTGCCGGAAAGATTCGATAGATAGACGATCGGACACAATGAGCCCGAGAAGTTTACAAAGAGTATCTCATCAACAAAAGCACTAGCAAGCGATACACTGCCGACTAACTTATCGCCTTTCTTAACGGGATAACCATCACTTGTGAATACTGGATACATCTCAAGATATGCATCGCCGCCAAATATCGAATCAGACGGTCTTAATATAGAGCCACTCGGATAGAACACTTCGATGTCTTCATCAAAGAACAAACGAAAGACAAGCTCTAATGCTTCTTGAGTACCCTTTCTCTTGTATATGTCAGTAATATGCTTAACGATAAATCGTGTATCAACGACAGTATCAATAGGCAAATCGGATAGATACTTCTTCTTATAATAGATAAGAAATGTAGTGAGCGTAGTATCAATATCCTTCAGCTTCGGAATATCTCTATCCATCTTCGCATCAAGATGTTGATAATATGCTTCAATAAAGTCTACAAGAAAACTCCCCTCTTCCCTATAGATACTAGGAAATTGAGAAGCAATATTAGAATAGATATTATTATTTAAGTCAAGACTCATATATTATACTGCCAGTGGTGTAGCTGTTACTGTTACGTCTTCTGATCGTATAGTAATGATACGATCTTTTGGTGGCTTAATATCTTTATTCAAAGTAGATGCAGTAATCTTGATCGCATTCCCCACATATGAATCAATACTCAAGCTAGTTAATTTGACAATTCCCGTTGCATAGTTCACTGTACCAACTGAAGACTTAAACACTGTTGGCGTATCAGTCCCGTCAGTCACAAGCATTATGTTACCAAGACCATCATCTTTCAATGTCACTGCTGAACCATCTACTGTGAACTGAGAAGAAGAGATCGCGGGCTTAAACGATGTGAATCCTGTTATAGCGTCAAACGCATATGGTGTATTAAGAACAGACTCAAACGTAAAAGACGGATTACTTATAGCCCCAATAGTGGGGACATACTCAATGATCGGCTTAGATGTAATGTCAGTACTTTGTATAGACACATCAAGCGCATCGAGTGTAGCCGCTAGATTAGACTGAAGTAGTGTTCTATTAAAGTCATTAAGATTAGTATTCTGATAAGAGAGTATAGCAGCCGCTACTTCAGACTGTATCTGAGAAGAAGACTTAGTGGTCAAGTTACTATCGTAGGATACAGATACAACAACTTCTACTTGCATGAACTTAGCAGATAAGAAGATTGGCTCAATAGTAAGCGGAGTCTTATCTTTAAGATAGTTCTTGAAGTTAGCAATCTCATAATCAGCAGCACCCTCACCACCAGTAACATCAACTGAGATGATAACTTTTCCGAATTGTGGTGGATCTACTTCATCACCACCGTATACTGATATAGCTTCTATATTTGGAAATCTAGCTCGCAACAGAGTCTCGTAATCTCTTTTTGTAATCGCTCGCTCTTGTACTTGAAGAGCCTTTGGAGCAAAAGTTCTGATCGATTCTATGTCTTCGCTTTGTGAACCGCCAGAAGAGATAGAGTTCAATACTACAGATATAGAAGACGCGCCGCCGAAAGATCCCAACGTCAATGAATTCACGCCGTTCGCATCAGGTCCGGCACTTATTCTATACGATGCTGTGATAGAGTCAGTGATCGTTGGCTGTATGCCGAATTTATTTTGACCGAATTGTATGCTATAATTTCCATCATTCTCTGGCTGGAGATAGAACACTTTGTCGTTTGCGCCGACGCCAAAAATATCAGTCTTGTATACATACGATTCGCCGTTCACTACAACATCAAGACTTCTAGTGTCTATATTAGGATTCGATAACGTAGTACTATCAGAAGAAATCACTTCTGTCAACATACGACCTTCATATAAGTCTACATTAGTTACGATGTATTGTGTAGAGTTAGAAGATGAGCGTGTCGCTACTTGAACTTTATCTGTGATGAACGTATATGTCTTGTTTCCACATCGCCCTATAAAAGCTGTGTGTTTCGGGATCGTGAAGAAGTTGCTTGGTCCAGCCTCTAGTGTAGCTGCTGTGACAACTATCGACACTCGTACAGAAGATGATCTACGGCTAGTTGGTAAATAGTTAAGTTCTTTAGCATGAGACAATACGCTGTTACGTTGTGATGCCGAATCTAGAAACATCTCACTAATCGCCATGTTATAATAGTAGTTGCTATAGAAAGAGTTATATGATAGTACGTCAAGAAGTACGTTCATATTAGACCCCTCGTAGTCAAAGTCTTTGAATCGACTCTGACTTCTTAGAAACGTCTTTAGCTCTTCTTTAGTTTGAGAGAAGTCTAAGTTTGTAATCGGTGTTATCTTTGTCGCCATGACTATCTTATCCTACTGAGATCGATTGTGAGTGATGATGTATTAGTGGTATTTATGACGCTGAATACTATTCTTACACTGAGATCATTATTGTCAATGTTTCCAACTACTTCTATGTCACGAACATTACATCTTGGCTCGTATGTGCGTATAGTACGCTTGATATTCTCTTCTAGTATAATGATGACATCTGGTGTCATGTTCTCGAAGAGTGAGCCGCGTATGTCACAGCCGATATTTGGCTGAAACAGTCTTTCGCCTCTGTCTGTGCTGATAAGATTCTTGATAGACTCTTTAACACTGTTCTCGTTAATCACACGAGCAATCTCTGTTCTACCAGGAATCTGATCAAGATTCTTAGTAAAGTCAGAGAAAAATTCTTGTGCTGTAGTACGCGGCGTTAATGACATATTTTGTGTGACTCCTTATACTCATATTTATGAGTTTCTGTTAAGAGCATCATAGTGCGTTATATGATCTCTTCTTAATCTTATCTACAGTAGCAGTTACTGGCTCGTCTACTCTGCTATTGACTACACCAGTGTATGATAAGTCTTGTGCAATAACGGCTTCTTGTAGAGGGATTATTCTAGCTTTTCTGTGATCATCGCAATCATGCATAGTAGCAAGTCTCTCATATTTAACTAGCTCTTCGCCACTGAACTGCTCACTCGTCTTAATATCAATCCCGTCTTGACCAGCGACCCATGATCTTCTAGAGCCAGTGTCTATATGAATATACGTATTATAGATCCCGATACCAGTGAAGCCACTCTTACTAGCAGCTTTTACTGTACGCTCTCTGTTCTCCGCAGTCACACTAATGTCTATAGCATATGGTGTCAAGTGTATATGATTTGATCGACCACCCATATCTGCTGTAGTACTCGTTTTCTCTTTGACGCCATGTAGTACTGTGTATGTATTTCCGGTCTGCTTCTGTACTCGAAGTAACTTAGCCCATATAGACACATCTACATTAGCCCATTCAGCTAATAACGGATCACTAAACGTACTACTATCAAAACTCAATGAGTCTTTAACGTTACTTGCTGCGTCACTAGCAGCAGATATTGCTGTGCTCGTAATGCTGGATGCCGTATCTAACGTCTTTGATATAAGACTTGATGAGTTCGTTGATTTATCGTATATCTCTGTCTCTTCAAGTGTGATGATTCCAGTACTCGCATCTACTCGCTCTATAAGCTGAGAAGTGTTAACACTCTCCGGAATGCCTGGTATGCTCTCTGGTGCGCTTGTAGCGCTAGTCAATGTACTGATAGCATCTTCACGAGCAGAAGTGATCGTTGTAGTCGAAGAAGAATTTCTACTAGCAAACAATATCTTGTCTGTCAACCCTTTATTCGTAATAGAAGCTATGATCTCTATCTCTTCAGCAGTCGGACATGGATCTGTTAAGTGTTCATCTGTAAGATCTGTGCTGTATGTCTTAATGACATCTTCTCTAGTCTTCTTAACTATCGCAGGATCTATGCGTGTTGCACCGTTATCTACTGCTTTCTTTATGTTTCTCTTTGATACAATCCCCAGTACTTTAGCTTCTACAGCAATCGCTTCAGCAGCTCTTAATAAGTCTTTACTTGGACCCATGAGAAGATCTTGTAGTAACTCAGTAAACTGGCATAGTCTATACATCAGTAATGCTAGATTCTCTATGCTCGTTCTTTCAAATTGGACTGTTATATTAGTAAAGAACTCTTTGACTCTATCTTTGAATGATTCCATGTTAGCATCAGAGAAGTGACTCTTCACTTCAGAGATTTCTCTATTAAGCTTCTTAAATAATGCTTTACTGGCACAGCCCATTGCTTTCAGTTGCGGGATTATAGAATTAATAGCTTTTAATATTTCTAGCTTGACTCTCTCAATCAATTGATCTATAATAGCTTCTACTTTATCAAGAAGAGCTGATAACTGTAGCTTTCCAGCTATAGTGCTCGCAAGCTTTACTGGATCTAAGTCTAATGACTTTATATCTGCTAATAGCTTCTGTCCGGTATCAATCATATTGAATATTAAAGATAAGCCAGTCAGTAGTTCGCCAAATGCAGCACACTGACCACCACTGATCGAAGCACCGAGATTCTCTTCATAGAAGAAGTTAAGATCACTCGCTAACGAAGCTAACGAACTGTTCATCCCGATAGTCGGTGAATACAGATTCAATGACTCTAGTAATATGTCAACGTCTACGCTATTCTTAAGAACGTAATCAGCAATCTCTACAAACGTTAATGGAAACTGCTCGTACTTATTCTTCAATGTCGGAAATGCGGTCAGATCTTCTTGACCGAGTACAGCATTTAACTTATTCGTTATAGAAACCACGCTGTCTCTGTTGACTTTATCGAGTGGATTCTCTTGGTCTATGAGTGTCGAGAAGTCAGTGAGACCAGTGAAGATCGCACTGCTTGGAGTCAGAGCTGAAGAATCAAATCTTGACGCAAATGGGCTAGTACTAGTACATTCTATTGACATTTATTTTCACTCTTTTTGAATATTTTGCTTGACACAACGTAGCTGCCTGGTGTATAATAGTAGTATCAGCACCAGTAGGTACTATAAGTTTATGAATCTTTTTAAGTATTTCTGTTGACAACGGGATTTTTTGCTGTATAATAGAAGATACAAGCTCAATCGGCATGATATATTTATCAATCATTCTGATTATCTCCAGTACCCATAGTAGAAGTAATAAAGTCTCTTACTCTAGTAGTGACTGGATTCATCACTGCTTGAAGTGCTGGGAGTGTTGGTGGCTTGACAACTGTCGCATTTTCTGTTATACACTCTAACGTAATCGGTATTGCGACTGGAGCTGCTTGTACGTTTCTAAGCGATTGAATAGAAGCTGTAGTGATTACTGACGTATCTGCTGTCAACATCCCCAGATTAACTAGTAAGCCGTCTACTGAAGTAACTCCAAGTGCTGACATATTCAGCGTTAATCCAGCTCTGACATCAACTGCTCCAGTGGATACTACTTGTGTTTTCAATAAGCTCGATATATTCGTTGCAATCCCACTATGAACGTTGACAATACCGGTATCAGATGTTACACTGACAAGTACTGGCGAATGAATCTCTATCCCCTTAAAGCCAAGATCTGTATATGGGACTGTCTGTGCAGTCGTAGCAAGTGGACCGGCTGGTGGTGGAATAGTATAAGCCGGAATTCCGTTAGATGCTATCTTAGTATAAGTGTTACTTAACATGTTGGTCTTATATGAATCAACATGAAAGTCTCCCATAGTAGCTTTGATATAGAAACCACCGCCGTTTGCGAACGTTCCGGTCTTACACTTAATGTTATTCATAGACACTAAGTTTATGTCATCGCTCGTTGCTTGCATTCCAATACCACCAGCACTCATATTGATCTTAGCACCGGCATTAAGATTAATCTGATTAGATGCTTTTACATTAAAGTTTCGACATTCAATGTCAAGATCACCGGCTATCGTTATCTTACCAGATCCCTTTTCTATTTTAAGTGTATAGTCTTCTTGTATATTAGTATGCTGAGACCCCTTGACAAACGTAGATTGTACACCTTCTGTACTAGTATAACTATCAGAGAATGATTTCACGAAGATAGTCCCATTCGGATCTATCTGAAACACTGAGCCTGAACTGTGAGATATTAACATTGTGCCAAATCCATCACTGTTCATTCCGTCACCGATTACAACAAAGTTATCTCCGTTCTTGCTCTGTATAACTCTAGTATCACGATTGTTCTCGGGCATAGCAATTGGTGGCTCATCAAACGTTGTATTGTCTGCTTGCTTTATGTTGTTTCTCTTATACGAAGACTGAAGAGTCGCTTGACCAATATCAGCCCCTTCTCCAGTATTGTATCTGTGCATCTCTGGTGCACCATACTTGTGTATAGATTCTGGGGGAATATAGCCGTCTTCACCAGGCTCACCGGACTCTGCTGGAAAAGAGAAGTTCATTCCGGGTAATCGACCCATGATGATCGGCTGCTGTGCGTCTCGTCCGTCTATAAAGAAACCAAAGACAAATTCGCCGACTGCTGGGATGATTGGTGCTAAGCCGTAAGTCCCGTCTAGTACTGTAGCCCATGGAAGATGATCAGTCGGGACATCATCTTCACCAGTCGCCCCCTTTTTAGCAGGATGTATCCCAAATGCTCGTACTCTCACTCTACCGGAGTTAGTCATATCATCAGAGTCTTCAACAACTCCGACAAAGTGTAGCATGTTATTAAAACCACTCATGAATCAAATTCCTTTAGAATACTTGTTGACAATCTGCCAATTTGTGATATAATAGAAGTAGCAACTCGAAAAGGCGTCAACTCAATCATTTAGCTAATCCACCTTTCGTAATAATCAATGTTTGTTTATAGTCATCACCAGCAAAGCTATGACCTATAGAAGTCACAAGATACTTACCAGATCTCTCACGGTCAACTTCTCTTGTAGAAGCCACTGTAGTACTAAACTTATATAGATCAAGATCAATAACATCACCGGGATATAGATGTATTCTTCCAAAGATCTCTATGCTAAATGCGTTTCTGTTCATATGATAATCAACTATAGGCTTAGTAGTATAGTTCTCATAGAAGTGTTGATATGGCTTACGTTGAGCGTTTTGCCCCTCATTCATGCCGATCTGCGGAAAGTCTGTCATCAGAACAGTCTCGGGTGCATTCGTAGTCGAAAGAAAAGAGTTGACAAAGTCCTTCGAATGTGTTAGCTTCAATTCAGATGGCGCTTCGAAGTCTTCAAACTCAGCGGCATAGTCAAACGTTCGAGTGATTCTTGTACGGTGTGCAATGTCTAGTTCAGTGACAGTTCTACGATAACCACCGTTCTTTATATCAGCGAATGTATCAACTTTGGTACCGTACTCAATGGTCGCTACGGACTGCTGTGCTCTCTGCTGACCGTCACCTGTGTTGTTATCTACAGTGCTATACATAAAGATTAATCGATTCCTGGCATTCTCTGAAATCCCTTCAAAATCGACTTTATTTTTGATTAACCACTCATGCGTACAAAAGTAATATCTATCTCTTGTCTCAAAGAATTTAAATAGCGATGATTTACTCTCGTTACTATACGCTCTTCTAGATAAAAACTGCATAGCGCTATCTGGTCTTAGATTTGGGATCACTAATGTCTGTTCACCAGTGGTTTCTTCTACTATAAGTTCTTTATCTATCTCTTTATTACCAGTTAGAAAGTAACTATCATAGACTTCTTTGACTATATCTGATATTTTAGCATTGGCATATGACTTTCTTACTTCTCTTTGATCAGAAAATAGCTTTTGTTGTGAGCAGAATTTGATTGTATATGACATCATACGATCATTTATACCAGGTGATGGCTTAACGTCTTCTATAGCGTATATAAAGAAGTGTGAAGTTACTATATCTCCGTAGAAGTCTTCATACGTTACGATACATTCTTCTTCTCCGATCATCGGGACGTCTTCTAGAAGATTATCACTCTCGCTTATTACTGCTGATCCTTGAATAAATGGACTATTCATACTCTCGCTTATCGACCAGTGAGTAATAGTGTTATTGACTTCAACAAAGCCTGGCATAGAGCCGTCAGTTCTCTGTTGGCTAGCAAGGAGTGGTCGTATTTTAAAGCTCTTTAGTACATAAAAGCCTGCATTNGTTAGCTTATTACTCATTGATTATAGTCTTCAGTTGGTCTTTGATAGTCGATAGAAATCCCTTATTGATTAATACTATTTCTTTTCTTGATTCATTTAATTCTACTTCATAATCATACGCTCGAACAGCATAGAACTCTGGTAATGGTGTATTAAAGTATGATGCTCGATTTAATTTAATTGTCGGATCGTTTAATGATTGATAGTGTATGATATTAGATGATATTGTTTGACTCTTTGTCCACTCTGTCACCGCACTACCAGTAGCATTAGCGAGACTTGCGTACTTGCTAATGATATTAGCTTCTAAATCTTGTGCAGACTTAGGCCATTGTGTGTATGGATCGACAATATCGTTTGATAATAGTACTAACCAAGCATATGCTGGATCATCATAGTAATAAAATGCAACATCCTCTGGTCTCTCACCCTCTTGTACTGTATAATTCATATACGCTAGAGCAGATGATTTGATTAATGAGGTTAATTTAGCTTTTCTCGTTATATCGAGTAGAGTAACGTCATCAAATGTTGTTGTTGGAAATGATGAAAAGTACATATTATGCAGTTCCCTTTGTGAATGTTACACCTTCTGGTAATCCGGACGTGTCTGTTCCGTCTATTTGTGCTTGAGAGAACCCCTGATTTAATAGCGTTGACACTTTCATTAATTGCTGTGTCGTTGAGCCATCGGGTAATACTTTTTTAACTAATACTTCATCAACATTATAGCCAGTTGTGACTGCATTAGGCTGACCATCATTTGTTCTAACGATACTGGCATCATATTCTCTTGATTCGCCATCATTGCTCGATAAATTATCAGTGACTCTAGCATCAACAGCTTCGCCTATCTCTTCTTTAAGTAGATCGGCAGCAGAGTTATCTTCAGCGGTGTGAATAAATGCTTCATTTAATGTCATAGTAATCCCAATTTGTGATGGCTTACCACCTTTTTGAATTGCTAAACCACCAGGTGTGTAATCAATATTTAATTGTGAGATCATCGAAGTCTTAAATTTAAAGTAATAGTTCTGATCAACGCCCATTAGATAGATATTAACCATTGCCGGATATTTTAATAATCCTCTATCGAGTGCAGCTACACCAAATTCAGAGTCATCTCCAGTCAATAAGCCAGTTGTTTTTGGTAATGTTACTTGTTGAAGTGTACGAATAATCTTTTTTAATTCTCTTGCTTCTTCTTCACTCTCCGGTGATAATGTCCACTCTAAGTTGTGTACTTTTAAGTCTACTCCCTTAAATACTAGTGTAGCAAATGGATTCAGCGCATTACCACGACCGACTGCGATACCGTTTGCTGCATCTGGTACTATTTTATTCAGTGTAGATCTAGCAAGAAACGAACCACCATCCATTGCTTGCCCTATTTTAGCTCTTACATCAGTCATTGCAGCGGCAGATTGTGCTTCGGTGCCCATTATCAAGTCTGTCGCTGTATTAGCAGTATCTCGACCCATCTTTGCTGTATTTTTTACAAAGCTACTAAGCGCATTAACACCGGCATTAGCGCTCTTGCCTGGCGAAAAAGCTTGAGCTACAGTTGATCCCGTTAATCCAATCTCATCACTACCAACATTGACTTTAAAGCTATCTTGTAGTTGTTTGGGCAACGGAAGCATTATCTCAGCAACGGGTATCTCTTCAGACCCCTTAATTCCACCATACGTGTACTCAAAGAATCTCATGAGCATGCCGTGAGCGCCAAGATCTTTAGGAAAAGTTAACACATTTGTCGGTCCTCTTTGCTCGACTTTTCTTCTAGCCATAGCTTCTAGAGGACTAGTCTTTAACAATTGCGTACTTTGTATATCAGCCATTTCGTAACCTTTGTATAAATATTAAGTTGATCTTCGTTATTTATTTATATGAATTGGAATAAAATGTTATGGCTAAATATTATCAGGGAAAGTTTAATCCCAAGAACCCACACAAGTATAAGGGCGACTTCACTAATATAATATATCGTAGTGGATGGGAGCTTAAGCTTATGTCATATCTTGATAAGCATCCCCATGTGACGAAATGGAATAGTGAAGAGATTATTATACCATATCGGTCATGCGTTGACGGAAAGATGCATAGATATTTTCCGGACTTCTATGTCGAAAAGATATTTCAGGGTAAAAAAGAAAAGATATTAATTGAAGTGAAGCCATATAAAGAAACTATAGCACCAACTGTGCAGAATACGAAGCGTGGCACTCACACGAAGAGATATTTAAATGAAGTCAAGACTTGGGGCACGAATAGCTCTAAGTGGAATGCGGCTGCAGAGTACTGTAAAGATCGTGGCTGGAAGTTTCAGATAATCACAGAGAAGGATTTGGGTATAAAGTAGTCGTATAAATACAAGATAGAGTATAATAAAGAGTAAAGTACATGGCTAAGATCAACGAAGACAGCGAATTCACCATACCATTAAAGAATCTACTATCATTGATTCTTGGGACAGGCATTGCTGTGTGGGCTTACTTCGGCATAGAAGAGAGAATCGCATTTCTTGAAAGAGCAGTAGAGATAAACTTCGAAGAGATCGAAGAAAATGATACGTGGATAGATGAGTTCAAACCACCAAAAGAGGTTCAAGATGCCATTGATCGAGTAAGAATACTAGAATTAAACACCATCAAACTAGAAACAAAAGTTGAACGAATATTGGAGCGAGAATAGACTATGTACGAATATAAAACAAAAGTAGTGAAGATTGTTGACGGCGATACAGTTGATGTAGATATTGACTTGGGATTTGGTATCTGGCTGTATAATGAGCGTGTACGCATTATGGGAATCGACACCCCCGAATCAAGAACTCGTGATAAAGTTGAGAAGAAGTTTGGTCTAGCCGCTAAGAATCGTCTGAAGTCTCTACTGGGTAAGAATCCAGTATTGAAGACACAGATCAGTAAGAAGGGCGAAGATATGCGCGGCAAGTTTGGTCGTGTACTTGGGGACTTTGATGTGTATTGTGCTAAGACAGATGCATGGCGACCAGCTACTCAGATATTAGTCGAAGAAGGTCATGCTGTATTATATTTTGGTGGCTCTAAAGATGATGTTGATGCACAACATTTAGCCAATAGAGATCGATTAATCGCTGAAGGGATTGTGGCACTGTAATGGCTATACTATTCGATGATATATTAAATAAAGGGGTTAGACAGGGACAAATACCAGCTCAGACTGCTAAAGCTCGTGACTGGTACAGAAACACTGCTAAAGACTATAGAAAAAGAGTCACTGAAAAAGATCTATTCGGTAAAGATAGTGACAAAGATAGAATGACTAATAGACCACTTCTTGGTGGAATGTACATGTATGAGTATATGGCTAAGCACAGAGACACTCTCCCGTACTACGATAGATTGCCACTAATATTCCCATTCAAGTCAGTCAAAGGGGGATTCTACGGGTTGAACATGCATTATTTACCATTGCCCCTTCGTGCTAAGTTGATGGACGCATTGTATGATACAGCTAATAACAAAAAATACGATGAGACCACAAAATTAAAGATCAGCTATCAGATATTAGATAAAGCAGCTAAGTTTAAAGAATTTAAGCCATGCGTCAAGAGATATTTAACATCACAAGTACAAAGTAAATTTTTATATGTATATCCATCAGAGTGGGATATAGCATTGTTCTTGCCGACAGAGAGATTCTCCGGTGCATCCAAGACGAAAGTCTGGTCAGAATCAAAAAGAAAGATATAGGGAAAAGAGATGAGTTTCAACATAAGCGATTTTAGCAGTAAAATAAACAAGCACGGATTAGCTAAGAGTAACCTATTCTTCAGTAGATTCGGTTTGCCACAGAGCTTATTAAATGAGCTAACACAGATACCTGTAACCAGAGACTTACAGTTTTATTGTAGAAGTGTTCAGTTACCAGAACTTGATGTGAACACTGTTGACTATCAGCCACAAGCATTTGGGTCTCCAGTTAGAAGACCACAATCTCTAAATTTTCCTATTCTTCCAGTAGTATTTATGGTTGATGCTAATTTTGGAGTATTGAAACTATTTCATCGCTGGGTACAATCTATCGTGAACTATGATAGAAGTGGTGGCAATATGGGCGCTGTAAATAATGCTCTTCCGTTCGAGATGGGATATAAGAACGAATATTCAACTACTATGAGCGTTGCGGTGTATTCCGGTAACACAGATAAAGTTGAATATGTGTATGAGTTCTCTGGCGTATATCCAGTCAATGTCGGCAGTATTACTACTGCTTGGGAAAACGGTGCAGAAGTATTAACATTGCCAGTAGGGTTTACTTACGATACATTAAAGATAACTGGATCGAGAACTGGCGAAGTCTTAGCCGATAAGCCTGGATCTAACACAGCAAGATTCTTACGATTCTTCTCAACGGTGAATAGAACTGTAAAAACTCTACAGAGTCTTCAAAGCAGAGGCGATGGCATACAAGATGCAATTAATCAGATAAATAACGTAAACAATATAGTTAGCTCTTTTAAATAACAAATTATATAATATTATATCATAGGAGATATTGAGATGAAATTACCAAAGTTGGATTTACCACTATTTGAAACTAAACTGCCGTCTGACGATACACCAATAAAGTACAGACCGTTTACAGTAAAAGAAGAGAAGATACTTCTGGTCGCACAAGAATCTAAAGATTCGAACCAGATGGTACTGGCAATGAAACAGATCATAAGCAATTGTTGTGTTGATGTGGTACCAGAGTCTTTACCGATGTTCGATTTAGAATATCTTATGCTTCAGGTTAGATCTAAATCAGTGAATAATAATATAGTCTTCACCGTAACTGATCAAGAGACTGAAAAGAATATAGAACTAGAGTTAGATATAGACGACATTACTTTACATGTAGCCGAAAATCATACTAAGAAAATTGATATAGATGAAAATATCTATCTAATGATGCGTTATCCTACAATAGAAGAAGTCGCTGTTTTTCTAAATTTTGCTACTAAAAATATAGAAAATGTAGAAGATGGGGTTGAAGACTTGACAGCGACTCTATTTAATGTAATGATCTCCTGTATAGATTGCATAGTCAATGGTGATGAAGTTCAAAAAATGTCAGACTTTGAACCACAAGAAGTAATGACTTTCATAGAATCTGCACCAGGTGGCACCATCGATGCACTGAGAGAGTTCTTTGATACTGTACCGACTTTGCGATATGAAGTTAAATATGTGAATGCTAATGGAAATGAGAAAACAGTTGTGCTAGAGGGTACCGAAACTTTTTTTCTCTAATGTTGAGCCATATAAGTCTGGGAGTATATTACAAGACAATATTCTCATTGGCTCAACATCATAATTATAGTATATCGGATATAGAAGATTTGATTCCATATGAAAGAGATTTGTATGTGCAAATGTTAATCGATCATGTAGAAGAGTTGAACTCAAAAGCACAAAATTAATAACGGAGTAGTTATGACAGAAGAAACAAAACCAGATGTATTTCACCCTGCTGATACAAATGGCGATGGAAAAGTATCAGATAACGAAGAGGCGATGTATCTAGAGTTCAAACGAAAAGAACTCGAAGACGCAGATGCTATGCGTGACGCACAGCGCAACATGGCGTGGTTCGCTCTCTTTGGTATGCTATTATATCCATTCGCTGTTGTTCTTGCATCATTAGCAGGCTTAGACGAAGCACAGAAGACGCTGGGTAGTATGGCACCAACATACTTCGTAGCTGTTGCTGGTATCGTTGCGGCTTTCTTTGGTGCTCAAGCGTTTACTAAGAAATAGGAAATCAAGATGGTCGATAAAACACCAAAAGTGACAGATACTAACGTGCCACAGACTCATGATGAAATCACTCATGAATTACTCAAGTCTATTGCTAAGAGTATGCACGGATCAAATGAATTGACGAATGAGATGTTGGGCTTACAGCTAGACATGTTGACAATGACCAAAGAAGAGTTGGCAGACAAGTTACGAAAAGACAGACTTGAGCAAAATGGTGAAGAAGAGCCACCACCGCCACCAACTGATGATCCGAAATTTGGGGCACAAGTAAAATCACAAATCAGTGGTCTTGTTGGTGCTATGAAGGGGTTTGTTGATGAGAATGGTGGTAAAGTAGACTTATTCAAGAAAGTTGCATTAGCGGCTGCTGTTGCTCCGTTCGTACTTTCTTTTTTAGATCAGACTGTAGATAATGTAATCGATAAGCTATTTGGTGATGAAGAGAGTACTAAGAGAAGCATAGCGGAATCTGTTGGATCTGGTGTAAAGGGTGGTATCATTGGATTAGCTATATCTAAACTATTTAAGCAAAAGGGCAAAAAGTTCGGGAGAATAGGCTTCATAGGTGGATTACTCTACGATGTGCTTGAAAAGGGCGCTAACTTAGCTCAAGCGAATATAGGAGATGGCAAAGTTGATGGTTCAGTATCGAGCATTGCAGCAGCAATAGGAAGTGCTATTGGTGTTGTATTCAGTCTTGCGTTCTGGTCTAAAATATTTAAATCAAGTGCAGACGATGTATTAAAGAGTGCTACTCCTGGACTTAAACAAGTGGCTGATAATGCGAAACTAGGTATTGGAACTAGCGCAAAACCATTCGTTGCGGATGAAGATAAGACCAAGCGAGGGCGTGACAAAGTAGCACATAACAAAAAAGCCAAAGAACTTCAAGCCGCAATGCGAGCACTGAATGACACTGGCAAATTACCAGCCGGCTTTAGTATTGCTAAAAGCGGTAGAGTTATGGTAAAGACTGGAGTTGACAATTTCAAGGGGTTTGCTAGTGTAGCACAGATAGAAGAAGCCTTAGGACCAGAAAAAACTAAAAAGTATGCTAAAGTATTAGGCTTTCTAAATAAATTACCTGCGGGGTTAATGGCATCAGTTTCAGTGTATGATGCTGTTCAAGCCATGATGGCAGGCGAAAACGATCAAGCTGTAATTGACCCTCTAGCTAGAGTAATAGGCGGAATGGTTACAGCGTCAGCAGTCACTGCTGCGGGTGCTGCTATGGCAGGATCTGGTGGCTTGAGTCTTCCGGTTAGTCTAGGTCTTGGAGTGGGGGGCTATATGGCTGGTGATTATATTGGTGGTCAAATAGCGGAAGCTCTTGTTACTGGCGATACAAATAATTTATCTAATATATATGATCAACTGACCAGAGCTCCAAGTGCACCTGATCTGAGTTCGTTTAAAAGTAAATCGAAAGTGCCTATGGTGCCACAAGGATTCGACTTTTCTAATCCGACTGGATTAAATATCACTGCTGCTGGTGGTGACACTAATAACGTTAGTAGTAATGTTGGTGGAAATACAACAATCAATATGGTCAATAACGGAAGTGCTTCGCTATCTAATCCAGCTTATCTAATGCCGAATCAATAATCTTCATTAGAACCAGATCTTTTCTTTGATAATGTCTTTTAAGTTTAAAGCAATCAGTTCTGGTGCGGCTTCTTTAACTCTCTTAACAGCTTCTGGTAAGTAACCGTAAGTAAAGACTTCGTTGTTGATAGTAACTTCAAAACGCTTAGGTGGAATGTTATCTCGATTGATTCGAATGCTAACATCTCTATTCAAAACTTTAAAGACTTTACTCATATTTTTCTCTCTCATCTCAATTTATGTATCTATTATATCATGGCTAGAAAGAAAGTCAACCACTTTAACATTAACTTTATGTAATAAAAAGGGGAGACATTAGCTTTCGCATCTGTCTCCCCATAAACTCGCTATATTGAGTTTTGACTAGTCATATTAGTCTTCAGCTAAACTCTTGAAAAAATCAAGAGAGTCATCATCAGACTCTGACGTAGTTGGAGATGGGGCTTCAGCCTCAGCGACTGCTGGTGCAGATCGCTCTTTAAATTTAGGCGCGAAGTCCATCCCCGCATTGTCTTCCTCAGCAGTCTTGCTGGGTGCGTGTTGACTGCTATTAAGTCCTAGAACCTTATACAATTTAGTTTTCAGTTCATCGTAAGACTTAAAGTTTTTAGGATCAACAATGTCTGCTAGAGAGTGTTGCTTTTTCCAAGTTTCTTCCATATCATCATCTGATAATGCACTGCCACTTGTATCTGTTAGTGGAGCAGGAGAAGAGAACTCTGACTTGTCGTAATTGCGATAGCCTTCTACTTGACGAATCTTCAATTTAAAATCAGCACCTTCCCAGAAGTCGAATGGGTTGATAGGATCTTCATCAGCAAATTGTGGATTCATAGCATCGTTTAGCTTATCAAAGATCTTCTTACCAAATTTATATAGAAAGACTTTTCCTTCATTATCTGGGTTTGACGGATCTGATACTACCATAACATTAACGACATAACTAAGTCGGCGTTTTTGTTTACGTGCAAGCTCTTTATCTTCATCATGACCAGAGTTCCATAGCTTAGAGTTGTACTCAGATACTGGATCATCTTGACCGATAGTTGTTAAAGAGTTCTCGATGTACCAACCACCTGGACCTTGAAAGCCGTGATCCCAGTAGCGAACAAATGGCATATCTTCATTTTCTGGTGCGGGTAAGAAACGTAAGACAGCATAGCCATTGCCGGCTTTGTCTACAGTTGCTTTCCAATAGTTATCGTTGCCGTAAGACTTCTTCTTATTGTCCATATTGGCTAGTTGAGAGTTTAGCTTGTCGAAGGATGATGCGCGGTTTTTCTTGAGTGATGCAAATGACATATTTTTATACCTGTATTGGTTGTGCTATTATTAGCGATTTATTACGATTGTATTACTTCTCGTATGCGATGTATTTTACTATATTGCGTTGTATTTGTCAAGTACTATTTTCTTCATTTTCACTTTATCATAATCTATAAAAGGTTTGTAGTTATTGACAGTCTTATTTATACTGGGGTAAACTATAGTATCTGTAATACTCTTATCCCAGTACTTAAAGCATCCAGTCAGATCGCCAAGAATGACGAGAGACTCTATGCTTATTCTTTTCTTATTGTATAGTGATAGCACTCTAGGGTACTGTCCGTTCTCTACAATAATGTTAGAGTTAAAGTCATCATCTAACTCATCTAAATCACTCTTAAATAAGTAAGACAATGACTGTTGTCTTTTTGACCACTCAGTATAAACTTTATCTGCTTCAGGGCTATCAACTAATGATCCTGCCCACGCATCAGGTTTATGTAAGAGATTTGCTAGAATAAAATTCTTAACATCTTTTCTCTTTGATAGCTTAAAGAAAAAGAACTTATCTTTGCGTCTCTCGAATGCATCTACACGAGCGTTTACCTTTCCATTGTATTTAACAAAGTCGTAATTAGATGTGAAGTGTCTCTTAAGTGCTAGATAGTACACGTAAGTTTCAAACGCATCTCTTGTCGAATAAACAGACGAACTCAAACTGGTAACCTTGCGACTCTTTCTACCATATTCAACTCTTCTGCTTCTCGATATATCTTTGCTTTAAGCATAGGTGACTTTCTGATTATCTCTCCAACTACTTCTATTTCTAGACCATTTCTCTCAGCATAATCTATCACTGCATCAATGTATGGCACACCAGCTTTGATTTTGTCGGATATATCGTTCACTATTCGCTCAGTATTCAAACGACCCAGTGCTTCAACTTTCAACTCTTCAGCTTTAGTGTTAATGTGTGATTCTCCTTATGTAGATACAGTATCGATTAATGCTTCCAGGTCTTCTAGTTCTGACACAAGCTCAGACATGTTTTGTTTATGAAAAATCTTAGCCATCTTGCTCAAGTATTTTTTGGGAATATCGATTTCATCAGCTAGAGCATCAATCGCTTCTTTGACGAATGTGCGTTCTGCTTCCTGTCTAAGATATGAGTTTGAAATTTCTTCCATACAAGTCTTGATTCTTTTTCGATCTTTTTCAGATGAGGGAATGATGATACTGTTAGTCATAATATAGATCCTTTTCAATGATGTAAGAGATAAGGGCCCGTTTATATCGATGTGATAAAGGTGGGCTAGTCCTGGCGATTTAGAGTATTGTGCTCTGGCATGCCATGCTCCTCCTATATTGACTATCAGTGCGATAGTCATCAGTGACAGTATTCTGTTGCTAGGAACTGTCAAACCCCGGTCAGACTATGCTACTAGAGCGTAGTCACCATGTGCAAAATTATCGTTTGCGTTTATCTGTTTGCTTCTTTAGTCGGGAACTCCCAACCCTTACAGTCTTTAGCTTTGACTGACTCTCCACATAATTTCAGTTGCTTGTCGAATCTGCTTCAGCCCCATCATAAAGACACTTCACTCAATCCATGTTGATTCCTTTCAGAATGAAGTGCCCTTATGGTGGAGCTGTTGGGTGCTGCCCCCAAGTCCAAACTTCTTACATTATGCTTCTACGAATTTCTTTAGCGTCTATTATAACACCATAACTACTTGTTGTCAAGTAATTATCTAATTGTTTTGCCTGGTGAACCAATCATTACTTTAAATATATAACTGTCACCTAATTCTCTGAAATATCCATATGGCTTAAGTTCTGGATATTTCTCTAAAGTCTTGACTGCATCAGATGGTAAATCACGACTAACATTCTTCTGATAGTCCTTTATAGTCATTACACTGTCTGGGGCAGCAAGTTTCGCTACTGCGTCTGCTCTTTGTACATATGGCTCAAGTACTTTCCATGGGACTGTTTTCATCAATGCTCCCAATGCTGACTTACTCTTCTCACCATATGAACGAGTGATGTCTTTTGCTAATACGCCTTTGAGATGTTTTTTAGCGTAGTCAGAGCCAGTACTACCCATTGCTACAGACTTACGACCACCTTTGTCTTTATACANTATCACTGCTTCTACAGTGCCCTTATTGATAATCATCTTCCACATAGGAATATTCTTTATCATAGCGTCTACGTTTTCAAACCCACTACTCTTGAGTCCACCTATAGAAGCATACGACTTTTGAAGAAGATTGAAGACTTGCTTACCGTACTGTGTCTTTAACTCTACGTCTCTATCACCAACAGCATTAATGAACCGCTCGTTTATAAAGCTTTTAAAGTTCTTCGTTCCCATAGTTCAATCCTGACATTTCTACTAAATATTCGATGTCTTCGAGGCGATCTTCTAAACTCTCGTANCGATGTGAACCGCCCTCACTGACAATCACTCTGTAGTATTTAGTCAAATAGTCTTCGCTGTCTTTGTAGTTGAAAAGGTCATCATCTTTCTCTAGCAATACTAGACCCCAAGCATTCGTAGCGATAGGAAGATAAGCATCAACTATGCTTCGATCAATTGGCAACATGGGATGACCACCAAAGTCTAGCGCATTCTCTGTAACTTCTACATATTTCTTGAGAGAAACAGCAGGAGTCATTGCGGGGTTTAACATAACTACTGGAACACCAATACTAGCACCGACATGAGACGCTAGCCAAGCACCCATAGAACAACCAACGATCAGATCAATATTCTCTTTTATTGCCCAATCACTGACTTCATCTATGAGGACGTTACCTCTGTTGTAATCGACATCAAGACCGACTACTTTACCTAAGAGTTCAAGTGCTTTGAC